ATACCATTAACAACTACATCTACATATGTTGGAATGATATGAATAGGATTAAAGTTTAAGTTAAGATATGACATATCCCCATTAAGCTTCATTGCATCTTTATACTTTGCAGTATTTTGTATTCCTTGAGCATAAGCCCTTCTCCTAATAACTTCAGCTCTATTGGAATAGAATCTACAAGTTCCATTATCTCTTTTAAACCACTGATAAGAGATTGCTCTACCAACCTTTAAACCATATTCTGGTTTTATCTTGTCAGAGAATGGATCGTTTTGTCTTGGTAGTCCAGCATTTGTTATAACAACAGCTATGTCTTTTGTCGGCTTCATCTATGCGTATTTGTGTAAATTTATTGTTATTGGTTTTCTTTCCACTTGAGGTCTGTATGCGTGTCTGTTTATAGCCATTAAAGCCAATCCAGAACTGATACCTAAATCGTAATTACCCCTTTTTCTAATATCAAATTCTAACCAGTCTTGTAATGTTTTATTGAATGGCATTGATCCAATTTCTCCTTCATCATTAATTACCCCTACATTTTTATTTATGTAACTCTCAATAGCTGATGAGTGCATTTGAATCACGTCTTCAGACGAGTTTGGCATACCTCCAATTTCCCTTTCTGTAACAGATAATCTATTAACAGCTTTATCAAATCTGGTAATTGCAAAGTTACGATAACCTCTGTTCTTAAAATGGTATAGTAAACGAGGTTTATTATTCTCAACTAATATTGGCATACCGTAGAATACACAAGCCATTAAGACATCTTCAAAGAAAATTTCTGCTGTTTGTGTTCTAGATATATATTCTAAAAAAAAGGAATTTGATGGTGCGTTCTTCAAAGTGAAACAAGTAACGCCACTTAAAGCTCCTTTAGAACCTCCAGAATTATCATTGTCTTTTGTACTTCTTTTTGCCTTGCCATCAACTACTCCAGATATATCATAAGGGTCACAACCAAATGCTCCAATGTCATCATTTAAAGGAGCATAAGAATATCCTCCCCAACCTGCCTTCATCTCATATTGGTTTTGTAAAGACAACTCTGGTATCCAGTTTATCAAGAACTTACCTTTTGAGTTTGGTGTCCACACAACTCTTGTATCTCTGATACCATCTTTCCAACCAAAGTCTCCACGAACTAAAGTCTTATCAATATCATTGTTCATATTGAAAGACATCTGCTCATTTATTCTTTCTATGTTAAATAAGGCATTATCAAGCTCATCTCTAAACGCTTCTTCAACTGTCATTGGAAACGCTCTTAACTCATCGTTATAAGCTATGTCGCTTTCTTTTCTTTTTGATGCTCTTCTTGCTTCAAGATATTTTATTGAACCAGTTTTTTTCTCAACACCATCAGCATTTATGAATGACTCTCCTCTCTCTAAATCTTCGTGGCATACACCATACTTATCTGTAAATTCAGACATGTTCTTGTGTCCTGGAAGAAAGTAAGAGTAAAGACCACTTGGAGTTCTTGTTGTGGTTACATCTCTCTTCTTAATTAAGGATTGGTAATACAATTCTCTAAATTCAAAACCACCATCTTTCATTGCTGCCACAGTAGAACCTACAAATGCTTTTCCTACTATTGTTCCACCCTCATCCATTGTAGGAGATACTTGTCCCCAGTGACTTTGGAAGTTTCTTCCTTTTGTCCATTTAGACGCCTCATCGGCTAAATACCTAAACATCTTCTGACCATCGTAAGAACCTTCGTTTGTAGGTTGATAATCTATCTTGGTATTAAGGTAATCATCTGTCTGCGTATCTCTTTTCTTCTTTGCCTCTTTAGACATATTAGATGGTTTAGCAAACTCTAAAAATACTTTAGAATCCTCTTTACCCCTTACTACTGGTCTAAAGAAAAATGGTAAGTTAAGATAGGCATAACTAAATTTACTAAATGCTTTTTTAGCATCTTCATCTGACTTAGATGTAATACCAAAGTTGGCATTATTGTTTGATGTAGCTTCCTCTAAAAACCTACATACTTTTTCGTAAGTATATCCAGTACGTCTAGACTTTACAAAGAACTGTCCAATACATCTTTGGTCTATTACACAGGCTTCGGTATGATAAAACATATTTAATTGTGCATATCTGAAATTCATATACCCACCACTATCTTCCATCTTACACCACTGTAATGCAAAGTAATGATTACCAGTTAAGTACACTGGCTTACCATTATTCATAAACCAAACACCTTCTCTCCTCCTTCTAAATTCCTCTAATATATATTCGGTGTAAGCATCAACACTATCCACACTAAGACCAAAGTGCATAGGAGTTCTTCTCCAATACTGATTAGCTTTTTTCTCCTTACTAAATAATATATCTTTTTTGTTTTTTGGAACTTCTGGAAGGGTTATATTTAAACCATCTAAAACTATTATCTCTCCCTTAGTTCCCTTTGGGTCTATAACTATTGAATCGTTTTTAGAATCAAACCAATTCTTGTAGTAATGTGATTTAGGATAGAATTCTCCCTTGCTATATTTTTCTGGGAAACCAACCTTAAATTCCCTATCGGATAAATTGAAGTTCTCACTTGATAGTTGTAATCTTAATTCTATAAGTGCAGAATCTATCTCTACTATTGCAGTATGTATACTTGCTTTAGCCTTAACAGCCAAGTGGTGTTTAGTTGCATCTATAGAAGAAAAGTCTATCTTCTCTCTCAATGCACTTCTAAGCGTTATTAAGCTCTTATCTCCAGCATTAACCAATCTTTGTACATAAACTTTCAACTTGCTCTCATTTGGGCTATTTTGATTGTTTTGCCAACGTAGTATCATTTGCTTTGCAGACCTAAAACTTTCTATTTTAGATTTCATTGCAGCATCAAACTTATCAGCAGTTATTTCAGATATATCTATATCATACTCTAACCCCTCTATGATACTATCAATAGCAAATTCTATGTCGCTTGACAATCCTAGCATGTTCCAATTAGTTGGTTATTTCTTACTCTGTACAATCTTTCATTGTCAAAGTTGAATTCGTAGTTGCTATAGTCTTTTAATAAAACCTTAGTTCCTTCATCTAATCCTATTCCTTCTGTGAATTTATTTCCGTATTTCAAGATACCAATATTTGGTACATCTGCACCATCTTCAACTAATGGCTCTACAAAACAGAATGGGTCTAAACTAATCTTATCACCATTTGGTTTTATTACCATATATATCATTTCTGGAAATACAAAATACAAGTCGTCTTTTATATAACTATTGGAATGAACTGGAACTCCTTTTACATCAAATGTTATTCTGAATGTATTGTGATGAACAACTATCTCGTCTCCAACATCTACTACTGTTTTATAAGCAGTTGGGATAGACTTAACTACCCCAACTCTGTTTACATCTTTAGCTTCTTCTATTGAAACATTCCTTATTATGGAATCGTTATTGTTAACGTACTGCCCTCCTTTTGGAGTGACTATGAAAAATACTGGGCTTTGCATAATTAATCTAATATATACTCAATGTGACAAACAACTCTACTTTGAAATGATTTCCATAATTGAACCTCATCACCTGTTATTATGTAAACATTGAAATATGATTTGTCCTTAACAATATCTTTTATGTCAGAATTGCTGTTTGCTGGTTTCCCTACTTGATAATGTATAGAATCCTTTAGATTGTCACCTACAGATATTTTTCTTATTTGTTTCATTTAATTAAATTTTTTTTTAAAATTACGTTAGTATTAATCTTTTATTAATCTAACTGAGAAACCATTTCCTCTACCAGTAGCATTTAAAGCGCTTAAACTTGTATTCCCAGAAAATAGAAAATGAAAATAAGCGTCAAGAGTGGTATAACCATTTGAACTCCAAAACATACCAAAAACAAGTTGATCTTGGAATGTTCCGTTATACAAACGGCGACCAGCGCCAAGAGCTGTAAAGCCACTTTCATTACTAGCATTACTAGCATCATTAAGGCTATTCCAATGATATTGTCCAATTTCCTTCATTTTTTTTCCAGCAATAGAGAATCCACCTAAATTAGTAGCTAATGCATTCCATTC